CGTTTGCTCACTTCTTCGCCGCCCGGATGTTATCGACCATGTTAGGGTAGGGTCGACCGGCGGCTTTTGCCATGGCCTTAGCCGATGCCTTGCGCTTCGGGGAGAGTTCCTTACTCTCGCCCAGATCGGCGGGGCGCTTCTTGTCCCAGATCGGCTTAGGGCTACGCGGCATAAGGGTTCACCTTTTCTCGTCGAAATTGTGGCGGCTCATCGCGTTCTCGAGCCTGTGGCAGTTCAAACCATCGCTCATTCTTCAAGAACAGAATGGCCTGGGTGAATGTATCGACGTAATCGTCATGTTCTGCAACCGGAAACTTGGCCAACTGCTTGATGCAGGCAGTCGCCCAGCTTACCGGCTGGCCCCTGTTCTTGCCGCTCTCAGGCACCCACACAAAGCCTAGCTCCAGCGTCGGGGCGGCCTGATGGGCTCGGCTGACCTTGTCAGCCATGCCAGGATTGTAACCCACCGCAGGCACGCGGGCCTGACGCAGGTCTTGCAGCAGCGACTGACCGGACGCCTTAGCCTCGACGAGTATCCTGTCCGGCTTGCGCGGGCGGCGGATGCCGTCTTTGACCGATGTCGCCCCGTACTCGGTGCTCCAATCCTTGATCGCCCGGGCACGCAGGTCGGGATAGCTAAGGTGCTCATCCCAGGCGTCGATCAGCAACACGTTGCGCTGACCGGCATGCGTGAACACCGCCCACACCGTGCAGGCTGTCGGATCGCCCGTCGTCTTCTCGGTAAATGCACAATCGTACGATTGCAGGATGTACTCAAATTGAGGCAATGGCTTGTCCGACGGCCATAGCTGTATTTCAGATGTCTTCAGAATACCGCCTGCGCTTGGCGTCGGGTCCTGCTGTAGCTGACCGGCGGTGCCGTACACGCCCAGCAATTGTTTCAGTTCGGTGATTTCTTTTGGGCCAAAACGCTCGGCACAAATCAACTCACCCTTCACCGTGCGCGGATCATAGGGGCCGAGCACCGTCTTACGCCGCACCCCGTCCCACTCAGCCGGGATGAGCAGGTGCTCCCACCCACCGATGTCCTCGAGGATGTGGCCGCTGATGTCGCGCTCGTGCAGGCGCTGCATGATCGTGACCATCGCGTCGCGTTTCGGATCATTGAGCCGCGTCGACCACACCACGTTGAACCACTCGAGGGCGCTGGCGCGGATGGCATCGCTCTGCGCTTCCTGGGCGCTGTGAGGGTCGTCGAGGATGAGACGCGATCCACCCTCACCCGTTGCCGTGCCACCCACGCTGGTGGCCAAGCGATAGCCTGTGCGGTCGTTCTCAAACCTTTGCTTCGCGTTCTGGTCTCCGCTGAGCTTGATTAGGTGACCCCACCGCTCTTGATACCAAGGCGACTGAATGAGCCTGCGCGCCTTCAGATTGTCGCGGATGCTCAAATTACCGCTGTAGCTGGCGCAGAGATATTTGTGCGCCGGGTCGGTGATCCACTCCCACATCGGCCACATCACCGACACGATGGTGCTCTTGCTGTGACGCGGCGGGATGTTGATGAGAAGCTTTCGCAACTGGCCCGCAGTGATCGCCTCTAAATGCTCGCAAATTTCCTCGATGTGCCACGACGGCACGAACGGCACGCCAGGTTCGACGACGTGCCAGGATTGCTTCACGAACTCGTACATCGACGCACTGGCCGCGCGCCGTTCCTGCTCCCGCCGGATCATGTCGAGCATGACAGCGGGGCTGAGGGCCTTGTTCACGGCGTGCCGCCGGACGCCTTGGCCATCAGCCGCTGCATGGCTTCAAGTTCAGCGTCACTCAAGTTCCGCAGATCGACAGCGGCAAATGCAACAGGGCCACCATCTGCCCCGGTGATTTCAGTTCGGCTGCGGTCGCCATAAATCTTGGGGGCCATTTTCATTGCCCGCCATTGCGCCGTCGAAATCTTCACTTTCATTGACTGATAATTTTCTTCGTCGGTATCGTCTGCCATCTGCTCGATCTGATCGACCAAGTAATCGGCCAGCCCTTCGCGCGCGCGCGCGCACCGTGCCCGAAAGTCCGCGTTAGTGTCAAACCATTCATAAACTGTAGACCGTGACGGCATGTTTTCATCGCGGCAGATGGCCACCATGCTTTCGCCGTTGATCATGCGGTTTACGATTTCATTGGTCAAATCTTCAGAATATTTTGTCGGTCGACCTGCGCCCGGCTTTTTCAAGGCCGGGCCAGCTTTTGCTTTCTGCTGAGTGATCGTTTTAATTTTTGGCATGCCTCATTATATCCTCTCAGCAGGTTGCAGTTCAACTGCCCGTTAAAATTCGCGCCTTTCCTGCTTTTCAACCGTCACATGCACCAGAGTTTCCTGGGCGCGGGTAGCGGCCACATACATCAGGTTGCGCTCCTGACCCTGCTGCCATGCTTGGCGGGCGAAGGGGCTAGGCTGGTAGGCGTTCGCGCCCCACCAAAGCACCCGCTTCCATTCCCGACCCTTGCTCTTGTGGATGGTGCTGAGCGTGACCACACGAGGGCGCTGACCGGCAGGCGTATCGCCAAAGAGGGTGTTGATTGCGGTCTGGATGCTGGCGATAGGCGCATCGTTGGGCAGCGCGCTCATAATTTCAAACAGCGTGCTGGTTTGATCATCGACCCGTGCGGCCTGGGCGTCCTGGCCGCGATCTGTGGCGCGTTTGATTTCCGCCTTTGACCACTTGCCTAGGCGGTCGCGCAGGTCTGCTACTGTCCGAGCAGTCTTCCACTTGGTCGCCAGCTTGATCAGGCCGGTGCCGATGTCGCGGCCCTCGATGTAGCAGCCCATGCCGTTCCGAATGAGGCGGTAGGCGGCGGCGACCAGCGGGGCGGTGTTGCGGCAGAGGATTGCGTCGTCAACGGTGAGGGTGGTGTAAACTGCATCCTCGCCGTTCAACTCCCGATGACGGTTGTTGTTCCAAAAAGTGTCTTCATCGATGCACTCGACGCTGCCTTCGATGGCGTTGTCGGCGGGTTGGATGTGCCGCACCCAGTTACGGGCTTCGGCCACCACCGCCTTCGGGCAGCGGTAAGAGACGGTCAGCGGCAGGGTAATGGCGTTGAAGTCTGCGCGGATCAGATCGAGGCTGTCGGAGTCGGCTCCAGTAAAACCATAGATCGCCTGGGCCGGGTCGCCCACCGCGACCATGCGGCCATTGGGGGCCAGCATTTTGCGGGCCAGGGCGCGGCGTGTGGCGTTGGTATCCTGGGCCTCATCGAGCAGCACCCAGTTATAGGTTTGCAGGTTGAGGCGGCGCTGAAGGGGCAGATAGACCATGTCGTCAAAATCGATCACTTGATCGGCCATAGCGTTGCTGGCGGTGAGCAGGGTGATGGCGGCGCTGATGCCATGGGCCAAATCAAAATCTTCGATCAGCAATTCCTCGATGCCGTGATGCGCGATCATTTCGGCCCAGGCTTTGGCGTCGTCAATTTTGGTGATTGCGCCGATGCCTGACTGTTTCGCCATCGAGGCGGCCTTGATGACGAACTGGTGCATTTCCTCCGGGATGCGCTTGTTTTCGATCAGGCGCTTGGCGATGGTGATCAGCTTTTTGCCGTCCACCTTTGTGCGGGGGCAAGACGTGCGGAGGGCGGCGAAACCGAAACTGTGAACTGTGCCGATCCGAACCCGGTTGCCCAGGTTAAGCGGGGCGGCTTTTGCTTCAATTTCTTCTGCGATCTTTTTGTTGTAGGCCATGAACGCGACAGTACCAGTCGTACGGTCGAGCAGGTTGATTAGGGTGGTGGTTTTGCCTGCGCCAGCGACGGCCTCGATGACCGCGCTGCCAGCGCCGTTGCTGGTCCAATCGTAAACGGCGGCTTGCTGGGGCGAAGGCTGATGCTTGGCGGCGGGGGCGGCCTGGGGGGCGGTGATGCGGTTGGGAAGCGGAGCCATGGTGAAAATCCTTTCTTGCGGGGCAAAATTGCCCGGCACAAATTTTTTACAGGATTCTTTTAACGGCTCCAAGCCCCCTATTTAATATTTTTTGACGATCAGTCGGGCATCAGCACGTTACCGGTGGCGATGTAGAGGCCGAGTGCGACTGAAGTTGATGCGGGCACGCTGGCGTATCCAACTTGTGCCTCGGTCTCGTATACGATCAGAAGGACTGATGGATTGCGGGATAGAACATCCTCGAGAGCCCGGCGGGCGGGTTCAGCGATGGCGCAGGTGTTCGGATCGATGTGTTCTGTTTTTGGCGCTTTCTTCACTCGGAGCGTCCTGCCTGCACACGCACCCGGTGCTTACCAGCAATCTCTTGGCCTCGGAACCACGCGACCCCATTCACGATTTCGCAAAGTTCTGGCGGCATGAGTTCTCCATTGCGGTATGTCAAAACGGCAAAGCCGGGCGTCCAAAGTCTGGTATTGCCTTGCATGTAGCCAAAACATGGCCATGCTGGATCGGCAAGCATCCCAGTTTGCACGCCGTAACGCCTCCCCCTCATGTCCACCATCGGTTTATACTCAAGGGCATGCGTATCACCCGACACAAACGAAACACCAGACTTCAATGCATTGTTCCAAGCTGCATGAATGCCACCATGAAACCGGTGCATGACCACTGAATCATTCAAATCAAGGCGATGGCACATCTGCCAATCGGGAAATTGCCCAGCAAAATCAAATCCCTCGACGCCTTCAAACATCGCCGCATTTAACGCCAAATATTTATCGAATCGGTCGTCATGATTACCTCGTACCCACCAGCGTAGGGCTCGAGGGGCACATCCCATGATGTCGTCGAGATGTTGTTTTGCGGCCTCGAGTTCGTCTTTGACTTTGATCCTGCGGTTCCATCCGATTGGGTCATGCCTGCTGGGCTCGCCCATATCGACCAAGTCGCCCACGCTTAAGATAATGTCGGGCTTGATGGCTGGGATTGCTCGCAGCAGTGCTTCGTGGGCAAGGCTGCGGGGCTGATGTAGGCTTGTCCAATGAGCATCCGAAAACGCCACGACGGTTGCGTTGGGGTGCCTAACACGTTCGGTCAGTTCGCATTCCGGCGGATTGTCGGGATCGTATGCCACGGCCTGCCGGTGCATTTTTCGCACGTCGGGTTTGCGGAAACGGCTAAGCGCGGCCTCGTACTGATTCGCTGCCGTTTTGTTGGACATCGGCGGATTAAAAGATCGGGCCGCTGCGGTGACATTTCCGTGGATGGCGACGGCGGTATAGACCGCCTCGATGTCGGTCCATTTATACGCGGGCTGCGCCATAGGGCTGGAACCTCCGGTCGAATTACGCCGCAGAGCAGGCCTGGGGGGGTAGCGCCCCCCTTTGCGCCAGTACCCCCGGCACTGCCCTCTAACAATAATTGTTGCCTCCGTCACTATTAAACTTTTATGTCGATCGTTGGGGCGGGGCGGTTATTTTCGTTTCCGGCCCCGAACCATGGTGAGCAATTCCAACTTGGTTTTGTTCCGCAGATAGTTTTGAAGAGATAAAACCGCGCGTTCCTCCGCTTCTGTCATGTTAAGGCCCAGCTTCGGCATGGGCGGCCTTTCCACCGGCTTGGGCGTGATGTCGGGCGTCGGTTCGATGATTGAAATCACTGGCCGCAGTTCGCCGGATGCTTTGGCGTTGTTGCATATCCGTTCGATTGCGCCTCGG